GCCAGGACCAGAACGTAAACCTAACGGTGAACCAACAAGATTATTACTATCCCTAAAAGCATGGGGAGCATCTAGTAAAGCAGATGCAAAAGCAAAGGCAAAAGCTATAAGTTCACGCAATAAAAAGAAGTAATGCAAAAACTAGATATATACGTAGGATATGATGGAAAAGTAGAACCAATTGCTTATCATAACTTTTGTCAATCAGTTATAGAGAAGTCATCTATACCGGTAAGTTTTACACCATTAGCACTAAATACTTTAAAAGACTACGAAGAAACACATAAAGACGGTAGCAACGCATTTATCTATTCACGCTTTCTAGTGCCATATCTAAATAACTTTAAAGGTATTGCACTATTCGTAGATGGAGATATGACTTGCCGAACAGATATTGCAGAGATACTAGCTAACTTTGATAATGACGAAGCAGTCAAAGTCGTAAAGCATAACTACACAACAAAGCATCCTATCAAGTATCTAGGTGCTAAAAATGAAGATTACCCTAAGAAAAACTGGTCATCAGTAATGCTATGGAATTGTGGGCATTGGCTCAATAAACAATTAACACCTAAGTTTGTGCAAGAACAAACAGGTAAATACCTACACAGATTTGAATGGCTCAAATATCCTGAAGAACAAGTAGGTAAGCTAGACGAAACATGGAACTGGCTAGAAACAGAATACGAATACAACAAAGATGCCAAGTTAGTGCATCACACATTAGGCACACCATGCTTTAAAGACTATCAGAATACAGACTATAGTCAAGAATGGTTTGAGACGTATCAAAGAATGATATACCCATTAAAAGGAAAGAATAGAGAGTCAGAACTATGAACTTCTTAGACTATTTAGTTAATGCTATGACAGGTGGACAACCTAGCGCACAAGAACTAGAGATGCGTAAAATGGCACAACAAGGTGCTAAAGAACAAGCAGCTCAGTCATTATTAAGCACAGGTGAAGCATCTATTCCTAGTCAAGGTGGTTTATTAGCTACTAACTATCCTAACCCTTATGGTTTACGTGCATTTATGAAAAAAGATGGCACATACGGTGGTGAAATGATGCCAAAGACTTCAGGATGGCAAGGTTTGATTCCTAGCTTACAAGGTGGCTACATTACAGAATACTCACTAGGTGGCAATACACCTAAAGAGCCATTTTATCCTATGGTGACACAAGATATGACACCACAGATGATAAAGAACATACAATTATTAGAAGCAGGTCTATTATCACAAAATAGTCCTGAAGCAAGAGCATTAAAAGAAAATGCTTATAAACAATACTTAAAGTTAAACAAACAAGGGAAGTCAGCATTTAAAGATTATAATTAAAGGGCAACCAACCTAATGGAGTTGCAATATTATGGACAAAGAAGAAGAATTAGAGCGTAAAGTAGGCGGGCAACCAGGAAACACAAATTCTAGTAAAAACAATAGGATATGGGCAAATACGATTCGTAAACTTGCCATACAAGAAGACTATAAGCGTATACATGCTATAGCAGAAAAGCTATTTGAAAAAGCAGCCGAAGGTGATTTAGGTGCTATGAAAGAAGTAGGCGATAGACTAGATGGTAAAGCTGTAGCTACTCAAGAATTAACAGGACCAGATGGTTCTAACTTACCTAGTGGAATAGGAATACTCTTTGTCAAGCCAGACGATAGCAACATTTCCTGATAAGTTACAGTTTCTTTTTGAGCCATACAGATATAAAGTAAGTTATGGCGGCAGAGGCTCTGGGAAAAGCTGGTCTTATGCAAGAGCATTGCTTATAAAAGCAGCTAATGAGCCTACACGTGTCTTATGCGCACGTGAAATACAAAAGTCTATTAAGCAGTCAGTTCATACATTACTTAACGACCAAATACAAGCATTAGGTCTAGGAGCTTTCTATGAAGTATTGGAAGCAGAGATACGTGGTCTTAATGGTAGCACGTTCAGTTTTACTGGGTTGGCTACTAATACTGTGGAGTCCATTAAGTCTTTTGAAGGATGTGATATTGTCTGGGTGGAGGAGGCACAAACAGTATCAAAGAAGTCGTGGGATATTTTAATACCTACAATACGTAAACCTAATTCAGAGATATGGGTATCATTTAACCCAAATATAGACACAGACGACACATACCAAAGATTTGTAGTTAATCCACCAGAGAACGCTAAAGTCGTTAAGGTTAATTACCAAGACAACCCATGGTTTCCTGAAGTACTAGAGATAGAACGTCAGCATAGCGAAAAGACTAACCCTGACTATGCAAACATATGGGAAGGTGAATGTAAAGCAGCAGTAGATGGTGCTATCTATGCTAACGAGATAAGAGAAGCACAAGAGAATGGTCGTATAACAACTGTTCCTTATGACCCAATGCTAAAGGTTCATGTAGTTATGGACTTAGGTTGGAACGATAGCATGTCAGTTATCCTATGCCAAAAAGGTGTATCAGACTTACGTGTTATTGGTTACATAGAAGATGACCACAGAACATTAGATAGTTATTCAGCACAGTTAAAAGATATGTCATACAATTGGGGAACAATGTTCTTACCACATGACGGACAGTCTAAAGACTTTAAGCATGGAATATCAGCAGAAGATATTATGCGTAAACTTGGTTGGGATGTACGTATTGTTCCTAAACAAGATATAGAGTCTGGTATTAAACTAGCACGTATGAACTTTCACAGAATATACTTTGACAAGTCAGCAAATAGACTTGTTGAATGTTTAAAGAATTATCGCAGAAGTATAAACTCTGCAACTAACGAACCTGGTGCGCCATTACATGACGAATATAGCCATGGTGCAGACGCATTTAGATACTTATGTACTTCCATAGAAAACATGAAGAACGAGTCATGGACTACTGGTAAGATACAATACAATAACAGAGGAATAGTATGAAGATACAAGACATGGAGATAATTGCACAGATAGAGGCAGAAGAGAATATTGCCTATGGTGTAAATGATAGTGCATTGTCTAATGATAGAGCAGAAGCGATTGACTACTACCTAGGACAACCATTCGGTAACGAAGAAGAAGGTCGTAGCCAAGTTGTATCTTATGACGTTCAAGACACGATTGAGTCAGCACTCCCACAGCTTTTAAAAGTCTTTGTAGCCGGTGATAAGGTTGTTCAGTTTGACCCTAAAGGTCCTGAAGACCAAGACGCAGCAGACCAAGAAACAGATTACATTAACCATATCGTGATGGAAAAGAACGAAGGGTTCAAGATATTCTACGTATGGTTTAAAGACGCATTACTCTCTAAAAACGGTTATGTAAAAGTATATGCCGAAGAAGAAGAGGAAGAAGAAGAGTACGAATATAAGGGGTTGACAGACGCCCAGCTCCAAATGTTAGCGTCAGATGAGAATACAGAAGTATTAGAACACGAAGCCTATCCTGACCCATCTATCAACATGGATGTTGTTTATCAACAAGCAGCTATCAATGGTGTTGACCCAGCTACAGTTATGCAACCTATGTTACATGACGTTAAGCTCAAGATTACAGAAAAAGAAACAGAGATTGTCATTGAGAACGTAGCACCTGAAAACATGATGGTATCTGTAGAAGTGTCAGGTCCTAACTTACAAGATGCACGTTTCGTTCAACATAGAGAAGTTATGCAGTTGTCAGATATTGCAGAAACATTTGACAAGCCACTAGAATACATTAAGTCTATCATGTCAGACCTTCGTGATACATTTGAAGAAGAGTCTAATGCACGTGATATTTATGACGAAGAATATGATAGAGCTATTGAGTCTAACGAAGCTCTAGTTAAAGACACATACATTAAGTTAGAAGGTAAGAGACATAGAGTAGTCGTATTAGGCAATACTATTCTCTACAAAGAACCATGCGAGTATGTTCCATTTGCATGTATCACACCAATGATTATGCCACATAGACATATTGGTCGTTCTTATGCTGACTTGACTATGGACATTCAGCTTATCAAGTCTACACTTATTCGTGGTCAGTTAGATAATATGTATCTAGCTAACAATGGTCGTTATGCTATCTCTGACAGAGTAAACCTAGACGATATGCTCACATCAAGACCAGGTGGTATTGTTCGTGTAGAAGGTGACCCAGGTGCAGGCATTATGCCTTTATCACATCCACCACTACCAGCATCATCATTTGGTAT